GACAAAGTCTTCTTTTTTGCAGGGATGGTGATATTTTTGGAGTAGTTGGTAGAGGACAAATTGAGTGGATATGAAGTTGACTCTTGAGACTTTATTTTTAAAAGTTTTGTCGTATGTTTCTACGAGTATTTCAAAGTCTGAGAGAAGTTTGTCTTCGATGTGTGATATATCGTCTGGTTTTTTACCGGTGAGATTGTAGTGTATGAGAGTTACGTTTTCGTAGTGTTTAGAATATCCGAGTTCTTTAAGAAACATGAGAATGTGATCTTTGTTGATTTTGGAGTATCTGATTTCTTTTTTGGTGGTATTATCCCCGTTTAGGAGATGGTGCCGTTTAAAGATGTCTTCTAGATCGTCATAAACTTTTTGGTCGATAGTGCAGTTTTGTTTGCCTTGATATTGGTTGATACAATCTCTGAAGTGAACTTTGCGGTCGTAAGTGTATTTAGTTGAGATATTGACACGATCTACGTCTTTGTAGGATGTTGTATATTCTATTTTTTCTTGTTGAGAGCCGCAGTCGATGCAGATGTAGGCGTTTTCGTCGATGATGAAGTCTTTTTTATTAGGGCAGTTGTCACAGATCATTTTAAATTTTTTGAGTTTAGGTTTAGAGTTTATTTTATAGTATTTTTGTGCGATATTAATGTATTTATCGACTATGATAGCTTTATCTTTATCTTGTTCGTTGTTTTTGCCTGTGAATGATATTTTGATGGGAGTTTTAAGGATTTTTTTATAGTTTTCTAAGAGTTCTGTTGATTCAGAGATGTAGAAGTTGAGGTCTCTGTTGCTTTCTATTTGTTGTATATTTTCGGTGAGTTCTGAGATGTTTTTTTCGAGGTCTGTTTTGATGTGTATTGGTATATTTTTATTTTGAGAGGTGATTAGGAGTTCTTGAAGTTTTTCTTTGTAAGAGGAAAGTTTGGTGTTTTGTTCTTCGAAGAGTGTTCTAATTTTATGGTCAATATTTAAAATATCTATGTCTAAATAGTCCATAATTTTTATTTCCTGTTTATTATATTGTCGGTTGGTTCTTTTAAGTTTTCTTTATAATGGATATAAAAAGCAAGAAAAAATTTTTATAAATTATTTTTCTTGCTTAATATAAAAATGTCTTCAACCTCTAATATTACTTCAGGATTTATTGATTTAGCTACTTTCGATGAACTCGAAAAGTATCTTTATGGTGGTTCGTCTGCAACTGCTTATTTTGTTCGTGAAACTCGCAAGGCCACTTGGTTCACTCAAGTCCCCGTTGTCCTATCTCGGGCTAACGGTACCGCGGATTTTGGTCAAGATCACTCGGTGAACATTTCTCGTGCAGGTGACTATCTTCTTCAAGCTTGGCTCCGTGTAAATCTTCCTCAAGTTCAACTTTCGACTGGTAACCAATTTGGTGTGAATGGTCGTCTTCGTTGGACTCGTAATTTGATGCATAACTTGAATGTTGAATGTGCTATTACTTTTAATGATTTGGTAGCTGCTCGTTTTGATAACTACCATCTTGATTTCTGGGCTGCTTTCACTACCCCTGCAGGTAAACTAAACGGTTACAAGAACATGATTGGTGATTTTGATGATTTGACTGGTCCTCACGACTCGACTCAGCCAATTCCTGCATTTACTCTAAATCTTCCTCTTCCATTCTTCTTTGCTCGTGATAGCGGTATTGCACTTCCAACTGCAGCACTTCCTTACAATGATATGAGAATTACCTATACCTTCCAACAAGCTAACTTCCTTCTTGTGCTTGATAACGTTGCAGCTGCTGCTCAAACTAATCCATCGGTTCAACCTCTTTCGAGTGATATTTCTGGTGGATACCCCACTCTTAATAACAATGTTCAAACTTGGGCTAACTACGCTATCGTGTCGAACGATGAACGTAAGCGTATGGCTTGTGCCCCTCGTAACATTCTTATCGAGCAAGTTCAAACTGCACCGCTTCAGCAGTTTGCTAACAATCAGAATAGCAATCCTCAATATGACTTGCGGTTTTCGCATGCTATTAAGGTTATATTCTTTGCAGTTCGTAATTACACTTGTGCTTCTAATTGGTCTAATTACACTGCTGCTTCTCCTGTTCCAGGTGCAGCAACTGTTAACTTCAATCCAATTGGTTCGAGTGATCCAATTTCGCTTACGTCTCTTACGTATGAAAACACTGCACGTTTACAAGCAATGGGTTCGGACTACTTTTCTCTCATTCAACCTTGGTTCCATGCGCCAGTTATTCCGATGGAAACCGGTTACCACATGTACTCGTACTCTCTTGACTTTATCTGCTTAGATCCCAAGGGATCGACGAACTACGGAAAGCTTACTAACGTGAGCATTTTACCAGTTGCATCGGCTGCAACTGTTACTGGTGCTTCGGGAACTGGTTCTGCAGGCTCCGGTCAAGACTATGTGCAAAGCTACCGATTTGTTACTACAGTTATTAACAATAACATCATAAGAATTAGTGGAGGTGAAAACCGTATAATGCGCCTCCAACAGTCGGATGCCTGTGAAGATATGATATTTCTTCATAGGAAAAACATTGTAAAATATCATCATTTAATCGTTGTGTAAAAAGATTAAATGTATATAACCGGCTAGTCTTCTTTCAGTGCTTATGCATTGTTTAGAGGGCAAAATCATCAAAATGACGAGAAGTCCCTTAGAGCTTCAGATACCACCTATACCAAGAAATTGAGTATACGGAACAACGCGTAATGGCGTTGGCAAGGTAAAAAATCTGAAGATTGGGTAATTCGCAGCCAAGTTCTAAATCATAGCGTGCTAAGGCACGCTATGACAAGAATGCAGTTCAACGACTAAATGGTGATTGGGAATACTCTAAAAAGTATTTCTTAAGATATAGTCTAACCTTTTACGAAAGTAAAAGTAAAAAAAAGAACCTGTAAGAAGGTTCTTACAACGGCATTAGGTTTCCCTGTCCTCTAGATCAGTATCAATTCAAAATATTTTATTTTTATACTTACAACAGTATAAAAAACTTATCATATATTATTTTCATTTTTTTAAATAGTATTTTTTCATTTATTGTATAAAATGTTTTTTTATACTTGTGATAAGTATAAAAAACTTACCATATATTTTAAATTTCTTAAAATGAAAAAAAGTTTCCCTATGTTTTTAGAAATAGAAAATGGCTGAAATTGAATGGCTTGGCGGAAAACCCGCTGGATGTATTAATATTCAAGACAATTGGTGTCAGTTTGTTTCAAGAGTATTACCTTCTAAATGTTTTTCATACGGATCGTATGAATCTAAAGAAAAGGCTATTGAAGACGCTGAAAAATACAGACAAACTGTTTCTGACTCTCACGGACTTACAAAAAATAAATATAGATATGTTGAAGATGAGAAAGGTAGGTGGTTAGAAGTAAAGTTGCAAGGAGATTTAACTTTTAAATGTGATGTAGAACATCTCTCCCTTTCGTAGAAGAGAGAGTTTGGACTGGTAATAAATCAAAAGATAAATATACTTATTATGTAGTAAGTAGAGAAAGTAAGAGACGACAGCAAGATCATTGCTTATTCCATAATAGAGTTTATCCAGATTTAGAACAAGTAGACCATATAAATCGTGAGGGTCTTGATAACAGGTCAGTGAATATCAGAGATGGTAGTGGAAGAATAAATCCAAATAACAAAAGAATTCAGAAAAATAATAAGTCGGGAATTAAAGGAGTATATCAAAATGGAAATTCGTGGTGTGCTCAATGGGTTGGAGTCGATGGTAAAAGGAAAAGAAAGAGTTTTTCAATGTCTAAATATGGGGAAAATGCTTTCAGAATGGCGTGTGAATGTAGAGAACGTGAGCAGGCTATAACTGAAACAGCTTTAGACATGTAACTAACTCTACATAACTTATTAATTAATTTTTCCATACTAATAAATATGGAAAAATGGTTCATTAGATACACTATATGTATAGTATTAATTCTAACCTGTATTATATTGCTATCTATTCGTAAATTTGTAGAATATAATTGTAAGTATAAAAATTGTATTGAAGGAAATTCTCCTCTTAAATACATTCCTAAAAAAATCTTTCAAATCGTATTATCTGATAAGACCAAGATTCACCCAAAATTTCTAGAAAATATAGAAGATATCAAAAGGACAAATCCACACTGGATATATACTCTTTACGATGATAAAGATATAATATCATACCTAGAAACTTACTACCCTCCACAAATCTTATACTACTACAATAAAATTAACCCTAATTACGCACCTGCCAGAGCAGATTTCTTTAGATATCTATTAATGTACAGAGAAGGCGGTGTCTATCTAGACCTTAAAAGCTCCACTAGAGTACCT